GTTAAAGATTGCCGGTGGCGCTGAGCGCTTACCTGTATTGAAACAGCAGTATGACGAAGCTTGGGAGTTAGCCGCATCTGAAGACCGAGAGAAAGCGGCTATTCGCTTTGTGCCTCGACAACAGTTTATTGGCGGGGGCTCCTGATGGGTAATCGGTTTGCTTCTGGTAAGAACAGTATTGCCATGTGCGATAGGTGTGGCTTCCAGTACAAATTAACAGCGCTTAAAAAAGAGATTCAGAAGACTAAGATATATAACCTGCTTGTGTGCCCTCAGTGTTGGGATCCTGACCAACCTCAGTTGCAGTTAGGTATGTACCCAGTTGATGACCCGCAAGCAGTGCGTAACCCACGTACAGACTCAACGTATGTCACAGCGGGCGTAAATACTGCTGGCAGTCCAACTGGGGGTTCGCGGGATATTCAATGGGGCTGGAACCCAGTAGGTGGGGCTAGCTATTTTGATGTAGGTATGACACCAAATTACTTGGTGGCAACGACAAATGTTGGTACAGTTACGGTAACAGTTACTTAGGAGATTAAAATGGGATTTAAAAAAGCAGCAGACGGAATTGCTAGAAAAGGCAAAACCGAAGGGACAAATCTAGGCGATAGTGGCCCCGCATCAGCCGCTCTAAAAGGCGGTAAGGGTGGTAAAGGCGGCAAAACTGATGCGGATATGTTGTCTATGGGACGCAATCTGGCCAAAATTGCTAACCAGAAACGAGGTTAATCATGGCTAAATTTAGTAAAAAAGTTATGGGTAAAGAAGTTGGCGACGCTGCTACTTATGCTGCACCGCACAAAATGAATGGCAAGCCTCTAGTGATGTCGACTAACCCCGGCAAGGACTCTAGCATTAGTAGCCTTAACACCATGAAGATGAGCGTTGGCGTTATTAACAACGGTCAGAATGAAACCAAAACCTCCGGTATCGTCACCCGTGGTAACGGCGCGGCAACTAAAGGCATTACAGCTAGAGGCCCGATGGCATGAATTACACTGAACTCAGCAACGCGATTCAAGCGTACACGGAGAACACGGAAGCAGATTTCGTGACTAATATCCCTGTGTTCGTTACGCAGGCTGAGCAGCGTATTTACAATTCGGTTCAGTTTCCGTCTGTTCGTAAAAATGTAACGGGTGTGACTACAGCAAATAATAAGTACTTACAGTGCCCATTAGATTTCTTAGCTGTGTATTCAATGGCGGTTATTAAAGCGGATGGTACGTATGAATACCTGTTAAACAAAGACGTTAACTTTATCCGTCAAGCGTACCCATTACCAACAGATACCGATACCCCGAGATACTACGCTCTATTTGGGCCTCGATCAGATACTGAAGATGAGTTAACTTTTATCCTTGGGCCTACACCTAATGCATCGTACAGCGTAGAACTGCACTTCTACTTCTATCCTGAGTCTATTACTGTGGCAGCAGATGGCCGTACATGGCTAGGTGATAACTTTGATACGGTACTGTTATACGGTTCTCTGGTTGAAGCTTACACCTACATGAAAGGTGAGCAAGACATGATGGCGCTTTACAACGGCAAGTATCAAGAAGCACTTGCATTGGCTAAACGTTTGGGTGATGGTATGGAGCGTCAAGATGCTTATCGTTCTGGTCAGTATAGACAGGCGGTGACCTGATGGCTATTGTTCAGACCCAGACCACATCGTTTAAAGCAGAGCTTTACCAAGGCATACACGACTTGACGACCGACGTTATCAAGATTGCCTTGTACACGGCTGCCGCTGATTTGAACGAAGACACAACCGTATACAGCGCGACCAACGAAGTAGCTAATACAGGCACTTACGCCGCTGGTGGGGCGCAACTTACACCCATCACGGTAGCATCTTCAGGGTACACGGCCTATGTCGGGTTTCCTAACGTATCTTGGACTGCCGCATTAACAGCAAGGTGTGCCCTGATCTATAACGTTACCCAAGGTAACAAATCCATAGCTGTGTTGGACTTTGGGTCTGACAAGACTTCTACAACTACGTTTACCATCACAATGCCTGCCGACTCAGCCACAGCAGCATTGATTCGTTCTTCTAATTAAGGAGTCAATATGACCACGGAAAAACTCACAGCCACCGACCATGTTTCTAGCGGTCTGACTTGTAATCTTAAAGCCAGTGAGGAAGCAAAAGCTACTGGCCTGTTTGAAATCAAGTGCCATGACAAAGACGGTAACCTAAAGTGGGAAGCCCAGTCTAAGAATTTGGTAGTCAACGTTGGCCTTCAGTACATGGCCGGTTCTGCTCTGACTTCAGTCACCCAGATCACTACTTGGTATCTTGGCCTGTACGGGGCTGGTGCTTCTAATACACCTGCGGCTGGCGACACAATGTCTTCCCATGCTGGTTGGACTGAGGTTGTGGCTTACAGCAATGCAACCCGTGTGGCGGCTACGTTTGCAACGGCAACAACGGTTAATCCTTCTGTGGTGACTAACTCAGCTTCCCCTGCTACGTTTAACATCAACGGCACAACGACTGTGGGCGGGGCGTTCCTGACCAGCGGTAGTGCTAAGAGCGGTACAACTGGGACTTTGTTCTCAGCGGCTGACTTTGGCTCACCCGGTGATCGTTCTGTGGTGAGCAGTGATACTTTGTCTGTGACTTACACATTCAGCTTGGCGGGCTAATATGTCAGCGTGGGGTTCCGGCGCATGGGGTGATGGTGGCTGGGGCTTCACGGCTTTTTCAAGCACGGTTGATGAGACTGCGACAGGTACAGATGCGGTAACGGCGGCACTCAGTGTCAGTGCTTCGGTTGATGAGACTGCCACGGGGACGGATGCTGTATCAGCTTTGGTACAGGTCAATGCGGCGGTTGATGAGACAAGTACGGGCACAGACGCAATAAACGCAACGGCGGCATTTGGGTCTTCGGTCAGTGAAACGGGTACGGGTAGTGATGACGTAACAGCATTACTCACGATGAGTGCCTCGGTTACTGAGACTGCTACGGGGTCTGATGCGGATGCGGCGTTTGCCAACTTCTTGGGTCAGATCACAGAGACAGCGACAGTTACAGATGATACAAATTCATCGTTTGCGTTCTTAGTCACCATAGATGAAACGGCAACTGGGACGGATGCGGTAGTCAGTAGTTTGTCTGTTGGGGCGGTGGTAAGTGAGACAGCTACAGGGTCTGATTTAAGTACGTCTAATGCGATTTTCAACGCAGGAGTGACAGAAACAGCAGTTAGCGCGGATACTTTGGCGGCTGCTGCGGTTTTCATAGCGGCTATTACTGAGTCAGCAACTGGGACAGATTCCATCACGGCACGGCCTTTCTGGGAAATTATTGATGACACGCAGACAGCAAACTGGCAGAATATCGGTAACACGCAGACAGCCAATTGGCAAGATATTGGCAACACGCAAACAGCAGCTTGGACTGATGTTTCAACGATTTAGGAGCATTTAAATGGCGGCTACAACAACTCTTTTAGGCTTGGTCACTCCTACACAGGGAACGCTCTCTGGTACGTGGGGCGATACAGTCAACTACGGTATCTCTGACTATGTGGACATTTCGGTTGCAGGCACATTAACCCTGACCAATGACGGCGCAGTCACTCTGGCTAACACCACAGGTAGCTCCTCTGGAAACAGTATCACATCCAGTCTTACAGGCGCGGGGACGGTCACAGCGCAGTTTGCCATTGTTAAAGTCACAGGCACATTAACAGTCGCTAAAGTGGTCACAGGCCCAAGCTATAGTAAGACATACACAGTGGTGAACTCTGCCACGGGCGGTATCGTTACGTTTAAAGCATCAGGCCAGACTGGTGTTTCTGTTGCTGTAGGCGAGACAGCCTTTGTTTATTTCAACGGCACAGATTATGTGAAGGTATCCGGTACAGTTGCCGTTGCTTCATTTCAGACTTCTTTGGGCGGCTTAACACCATCGACTGCCACGACTGGCGTAGTTACCCTTGCAGGCACGTTAAATACAACCTCTGGCGGTACTGGTCTGACATCATTCACAGCGGGTGATGTTCCCTACTATGCGTCTGGTTCAGTGTTGTCCAAACTTGCAATTGGCACAGCGGGCCAATTCCTAACCTCTACTGGTACTGCACCTCAGTGGTCTACATTGTCTGGCGTGGCGGTCACGACTTTTAGTGCTGGTACAACAGGCTTTACACCATCATCCGCTACGTCTGGCGCAGTCACATTGGCTGGCACATTGGCAACAACCAACGGTGGCACTGGGCTAACATCATTCACATCAGGCGGTGTGGTTTACGCATCTAGTTCTAGTGCATTGGCTACTGGCTCTGCGCTTACTTTTGATGGGGCTAACTTTGGCTTGGGAGTTACTCCGAGTGCTTGGAGTGCTTACAAAGTTCTGCAAATGGTTGGTGGCTCAATAGGTTCTTACGATTCCACTTATCTGGAGCTTTTTCAAAACGCCTATTACAACGCTGGTAATAAATATGTTGGGAATGGTTATGCCAGTTTATATTTACAAAATTTAGGGCAACATCAATGGTTTAATGCGCCAAATAATACCAGTGGTGCAGGAGCGGCAGTTACCTTTACTCAGGCGATGACTCTGGATGCAAGTGGGAATTTGGGTGTGGGCACTACTTCGCCTACCTTTGGTGGCTCTAGAGGAATTCATATCGCTAACTCAAGCGGTGATTCTCGCCTACACTTAACTGACAACACTACTGGAACTACAGCTAACGATGGCACAGAAATTGTTGTTAATAGTGGTAACTTATACATTGACCAAAAAGAATCACAGCCAATCCTTATTCTAGTTAGCAGCCTAGAAGTTGCCAGATTCCCTGCGGCTGGTGGTTTTCAATCCAAGACAACAATTAGTGTTGGTAACGCTACCCCTTCATCAAGCGGTGCAGGCATCACATTCCCCGCAACTCAATCAGCATCATCAGACGCTAATACTTTGGATGACTATGAGGAGGGGACTTTTACTCCGACTGTTTTTTATACAGGAACAAACACGCCAAGTTATTCTAATCAGTTTGGAACATATACAAAAATTGGCAGGGTAGTTACAGTTCAACTTTATCTCAATTGGAATGAAAACGGCTCGACAGGAAACATAACATTTGAAGGTC